GCGCGGTTCTTCTTTTGCTTAGCCGTACCGTGGTAGTTATCATATTCTTTACGGTAGTTACGCTTCTTCGACGGCATTTGTTGGCCCTCCTAGTATAGCCTCAAGTATTTTACTGTGCTTTATAGCCTCAGTGCCAGCCAGCCCATCTATGTATCTCTGGTGCGTGAGGTCTACCACTATACAGTAGGCTTGTCCGGGGTTTCTTCCGGGGCACCCTTTATACATGGTCACACGTTCGCGCGGGTTAAGTAAAGCGCCCATTTCTGACAGCTCATTAGTCACCCTAGACAAGCCGTCCTTCTGCCTACCTAGCCACGCTTTTAAGGCTTTTTGGTTTATAGCTATGTAGCTGCCTTTGCATATCTTGTCACCATCTTGGACTACTTTTATACGGACATTGGCTATTTCAGTCTGTCGCCCTTGGACAAGATTCTCTTTAGAAGCGCTGCCCATATCAGCAGTAAACACTAGAGTCTTGTCATTCTGCTCAGATAAGAACTGCCCTATTATATCTAGCGCGTCACTACGCTGGGAATCGGCTTGGGCATGGGTGTCCTTTAGGTGGGCGATTAGGTCTAGTACCGCCTGATCTTCGTCAAAGCTGATAAGCCCCAAGTGCTTGGCTACCTTGCACATCATCCAGCCAGAAATAATCATAGGCTCAGCGTACTTATCTACTTCTTTAAACACCCTGCCAAACTTCTGGTGAAACTTGTCGCGGTTGCCGTGCCACAACTTGGCATCACCGCCGCTTTTAATCACAGCGTCAACTAGTTCTGGATAAGCCCAGCCATAGTTAGCTGAAATATCGTCAAAGAACCTATCGGACGGGCTAATACCATCCTCACCTTTCTGTACCAGCCGCCTGTCGTCATGCACTATCTCTAAGCAACGTGCCCGTAGCGCGCTGTCATTAGACTGTACGATGTCGAATTGCTGCGTTAGGGATACGTTAGTAGTTACGAATGTCGGCCCTGTCCAGCGCACAGGGTCGCGTAGATCACGGGTCTGGGTCATAGAGTTCTTCTCTACGCCAGAGCTAAAATCATACGTCATATCCACAGCTTTCTGTGGCTCAATAGTTGTAAGCTCATCTATGGTACAAGGCAACTGGTTAAGTATCCCTCGTATCTTATACATGGCGTTCGCGGTATCTCGGTGCTGCATAAGGAGTTCTTTGGGATGGCCGAACATGCTGTTGATCGCATACAACGCAAGCGTCTTACCTGTTGTCGTCTTGTGGGAGTATATAGACACCAGCCCAGTGCTGTTACCAGCCGCACGGCTCAGCACACTGCCCATAGACAGCAGCATAACCATGCGGAGCATCTTAGCGTCCTCTCTGTTGAGGATTTTCATAGCCTCGACCCAGCCTTCCCGCGACCCCTTGCGTCCAATAATACTGTCGAATCGTTTGGCACCGCCGCTCAGCCTTCGAGGAATGCCACCAGACGGGCCACCTATAACTAGTTTGCCACATAAGAAGGAATTGTCATCCTGCCAACCAAAATACTGGTAATCAACGCCGGACTGGTTCGCTGCTTGCACTTTTGATAAGTAGTCCATCAAGAAGTCCTTTATGTTATTCATCTGCGCTGGGCTTCGCCCATCAAATATCTGCCTGTGAAGCAGGAATCCCTGCATTTTTGCGAGGGTTAGCACATCTGCATCGTGATCTTCTTCCTGCCAACCGTCTTTGGGGTACTTAATCGCTAGAGTAAACTGTGATTTCCCATCAAAGTGGTTCTTAAACGTATTAGTAATGTGCATCTGGTAATTAGTTATCAGCTTCCAAGACTTACTCTCCAGCATAGTGCCGTCGTCAGCCTCGACTTGCTCAACAATTTCTTTATATATCTTGTTGTCCTTAACTACATAGCTGTCAGGTAGCTCAATCTCTAATGCTTCGCCCTCCTCGTTCTCGACAGTAACAGAAGTCTGCGCGCTAAGCTGGGCGGGGCTTGTGATGTTGCCCTTGTAAGGACATTGCTCACAGCCAGCAGCACAGTGCTGCTCAAAAGACTTACATGTGGGTGGGCCAGTACCAGAGTAGCCCTCCATCTTCTCGACACTCGCCGCCATATCAAAGTCAGGGTGGTCGCCCGCCATAGCTATGATAGACGCTTCTGGGTCTACAGTGAAACTAGCGAAACCCATAGTGGCGCGCCACAGCGGTTCTTCTATTTGTTGCCCCGCTGCGTCAGTAAAGCCACCGCTTGCTATAATAGAACTTATCTGGTGGCAACTCGCGGCGACTAATGATAGTTCCACATCATTGTTAGAGCCAAGTATGGCGTCAGCTACAGACGACAACTTACCCACTGCTTTCTTCTTAGGGGCTAGGTCTATCCATGGATTTAAGATACCTGTTAGAAACGCCACATCAAAATCATCAGCGGGGTCGTACATTACCTTAACGTCTAGCCAAGGTGTCTGCTTCTTGTGGTGTGTACCTACAGGGCGAAGCACCATAGAGGGGTCTTTGATCTTACTTGTGTCGAACGTAAGGTCATTAGCCAGCAGTGCCGCGCACAGTGCATCAGATAGCATAGTCCACGTTTCAACACCGATTTCTTCTTCTAGGGGCCAGTAAGCATGTAGCCCTTTACCTGACGATACTACTAAAGGCATAGGCATTTTGATCGCGCTAAGTGCTGCGCTTAGGGCTATCCACCCTTCTTTCTGTGTGTCGTGTTTTCCATCCCCTATGTCTAGGTCTAAACATAGCGTCCTAAATTTGGTAGCGTATTCCTGCTTTCTTTTCCACTTAGTCTTACCGTCTTTCTCGAAACTATGCCCTGCAAATGAACCTATGGAGAAGTAAACTGTTGTGTTAGGTTCTGCATCCCACTTACTTATCGCTGCTACCGCCTTGTCTATATCGCTGTAGCTGAATGAGCCTCTGTTCCAGAATATACCTCTGGGCGTTTGGCCTGATGGGTCTGGCCTGTGTGTACTAATAACTAAGTGATCGGTCTTGGCATGTACTCGGTCTAAAAATTCTCTGGTGTCCACGTTTTACCTCGCTTTATTATGCCCCCCACAAGTGTGTGGGGGGATATTATACCTAGGGTAGACGCCCTATGAGTCAAACAACGCTGCTATGTTAGCCGCCAAGTCGTCAGAGGCTTTTACAGGTTCAACCTGCGGCTTCTTCTTCTTAGGTGGCTTGGCTGGAGCGGCGGCTAATTCTTCCTCCTCCTCATAAGCGTCATCAACTGGTACTTTTTGCTCAATTGCTGGAGCCGCCGAGGTAGGAGCAGCTAGAGTAGCACTAGGTTGCATCTGACGGGTAGCAACTTTCACAGAATCGTGGTGAGAAATCTCATCCACCAGTTCAATAACCCGCTCAGGCACATAACCTTTATGCTTAAACACTATCTTAGGATAGCTAGCTTCCTCATCAAAGCCTAACTCAGTCACTACTTCTTCAGGAGACAGGCCATAAGTGCCCAGCTCTTTGAAGTACTCGCGTAGTGACTTCATGCCAGAGACAGGTACTGTAAGTCCATACACCTTACTGGGGTCTGCGGCAGCCACAACAGCCATGTGCCGCTGGTCAGCACACATCTTAGACTTGGCACCAGAAGGCAATATTTTGGAACCTAGCGCATTGTGTGGGCAAGCTGCGCACGCCTTAGCTACTGGTGATTCCACACTATCGTCAGGCTTTAGGCCATCACTTGATGCACAAGCTGGGGCTGCGTTCTCCCCCTGTACATACTGCCCTGCGTAGAAAATCTTGGACACGCGGGGATTAGCGCCGACGATAACTACATCTAGCACTGGGCCTATAACGGTCTCTACTCCGCCCTCAGTCAGACGATAACGGCTAGAGCGGGTACTAATTCGTGGGAAGCCACCTCCCTCACCCCCTACAATTGCGTCTGCTACGGCAGATTTCTTACCCGACTCTTGACGAGTGCGGATGCGGTCAGCGATATGCGCTGGTACGTTCTTAGTAAGTGCATTTGACATAATTTAGCTCTCTCTCTGGTTGCGACGAAAATTAAAGACACGAATGGTACTGTAGTTCAATCCCGGTGGTACTTCGTTGTGGGATTCTAGGTAGCTGCGAACAGCCGTTTTAGACGCACGCGACTCAACTAAGTCCCAAGCGTCATGCTCTTTACAGAAAGTAAAGAAGTCCTCGCGGGAAGCAACAGTCGCAGACTGGTGCGTTGCCCAATAAGCTGTCCCGAACGGAGTCTTGATTGATTCAAGTCCATCCTCTTGTGCGCGGGCCGTAAACCAGTTTTCAAGAGCAACTAATTTCTCCTTTAGGCCAGCCTTGGCAGCTTTGTATTCTCGATCAAGAGAGTCTATTTCACCGCGTACTAGCGTGTAGCGTTCCGCTGCTTGTTCATAGTTCATAAGTAAGTCCTTAATCCCATGGGATTAGTAGTTAGTAAATCAGTAATCGTCGTCGGAATTTACGCCGTTGACTAGGTCAAGAAACGCAGCTAAGACATTCTGCTTTTGTCGTAATCGACGGTACAGCTCGGCCTCAAACTTCGTCGCCAGTATGTGCCATACAGTAGTCTTGCCTTCCGTGCTAATTCTACGTATGCGCGCATTTGCTTGCTCATATTGCTCTAATGAGTAAATCGGTGCGTACCAGATAATATCTTTCGCGGCAGTGAGCGTAAGTCCGTGCGCTGCTACCTTGGGATGCGCCAACAATATAGTGGGCTTATCCGTATGCTGAAAGTCATTAAATATCTGGTCGCGTTCTTTGCCTTTAACGTCCCCGTTAACCAGAGCGAGGTCGTATCCATCTTTAATAAGTGAATCACGGAGCCAGTACTGTACTCCTTTCAACGGCACAAATATAATAACTTTGCCGCCAATCTCGTCAATCAATTCAGTGAGTAGATTATACCTGAACTTAGCATCTAAGCAAATAGAATCAGTTTCTGTATACACCACGCCACAGCAAATCTGTAATAGCTTGGATAGCATAACCGCTGTGTTGGCTGCGGTCACTTGCCCACCTGCAAAGGTAGTTACAGCCTTAGTCTGCATTTCTTTAAACGCTAACTTTTGTTCGGCGGTCAACTCACATTTCCGATTAACAAAATTAGTATCAGGTAAATCCTTACACTCATCTAGTGAGTATCTTATAGACGGTTGTAATACCTCTTTGCATGTCTCCAATGCTGTTGGCCTAGGCAGCCAGCGAAACTGAGATACCTTCTGCATCACGGTCTCTTTAAACGCTGTATAGCTCTTGGATACATTCTTAGACTCTACTAGTCTAGCTAAAGCCCAAGCATCTGCTGGGGTCTGCGATATTGGAGTACCTGTAAGCAGCCACACCCAAGGCTGGTGCTTCTTAGCCCAGTTAAAAAATGTCTTAAACCTCCGCGACCTAGGTGATTTAAGTGCGGTGGCCTCGTCATAAATAACTACATCAAAGTCATCTAGTTCTACGCTAAGATTAGTGAACCCATCATGGTTAATGATTACGTACTGCACCCCGGGGGTGTTCAATAACCTCAGTCGTTTCTCCCTAGCACCTGTACATATAACAAACGTCCTGTGCGGCATGTGCTGCTTAATCTCCCTACCCCATACCTCTTTAAGTGTGGACAGGGGCGCGATAATCAACACCTTCTTAGCCTCTTTAGAAGTTAGCAGGAAATCAGCGGCCCATAGCGCGCTTATAGTCTTACCTGTCCCCGGAGCGTTCAAACATAGCGCCCGCTTGTTTACAGAAAGAAACTCAGCAGTACCAAGCTGATGTTGCATCGGCTTAAATCTAGCAGGGAAATCATAGTAATAGTGTATGGGGGCGGGTATGGATATGCCCATGTTCCTTAGAACCATAAACTCCTGCACGCCATGCGGCACTACTACTAAGTCCTTGCCGTCTTTAGTGATTCGCTTGGAATGGGGTATCACTTCAGCGATCACGTCGTTAGCAGACGTATCAAGTACTACTTTCTTCTGTTCTTTAATTACGAGCATAACGCCGCAAAGGCTCTAACCTCTACCTCCCAGTGTGCCAATGTGGAGTCCCTAACAATCCAACAAGTTGCGCCACTCTGTACGATGCTAACAACTTCGCGGGTCTGGTTAGCCGTCAAGTCACGACTGCCGAACTTAGTTTCTACACCAAAAAAGTACCCATTCACATGCCCAATAAAATCAGGGATTCCCGAACGACCATAGCCGTTGGCGGGTGGCATGAAGTAGTAACACTTAGGTAGTGAGTCTAGTACTTTACGCACAGCTTTTTTAACATCTGCTTCATTGTTCATCCATGTACTCCTCAAATTCTTTGTCACTAAACCCTAAAGCGTTTCGCAATAACTCTCGCAGCGCAAGAATAGTTGCATCGCGTTCCTCTATTATAGGGCGCAATTTTTCTGCTACTCCCTGCGCGGCGGCTCTAGCTATGTTTTCTTCTACCTTCCACTTCTGTGTCATCTGTGTTTCTTCCTTGCGTTAGGGCATATATCTTGGGCGGGACACCATGGGCATAAGCCACTAGGCTTGAAGTCAAAAACTCCAAGGTCAATAGCGTCATGCACTGCGTCAAGCCTTGGCTTGAGTGCGTCCCACAATGGCGCTAGATACCTGCGCTGATACTCTGAATTAGTCGTTTGGTTAAACCGTAGCCATATAAATGACGTTTTAACAGTTGTAACCTCTGGAAAGTGATACATCACTATTGCAGCAAAAAACTGTAACTGTGTTGGTGACTCTCTCACCTTTCCCGTCTTGTAATCTAAACAGTAAGCTGTGTCCCCGTCAACTACTAATACGTCTGCAATAGACCTAAAGTACACATCTTTGTCAAACCACCCAACAGGTTCTAGTTTCTCGTTTATCGCCATCTGGTACTCGAAGTACTTAACGCCGGGGCGGGATGTTATTACATCTACGATGCTGCCCCACTTCTTAATAGACAGAGTATCTTCCTCAGTCATAACACCTGCATCTAGTTCTCCCTTACCGTGCTTCTCCAGTACTTCATGGACGCGGTTCCCATAGTCCATCGCCTCACTGCCGCGTATGCTCACTGACTTAGACACGTTGACGTAATCAAATTGTGCTGGGCAGTTCTCAAACGTACTTAGTCTGCTGTATGACAGCGCCATCTTGTCACTCATATTCAAGTTCCTTTATTTTAGTTAGCTCCCAAAGCATATTTAACGTCTTGTCAAACGTCATAACAAACCTGTGTTTTTGGCTCCTGTCTCGCCACTCCCCAGCAACGCCCTTTGTTTTCCCCCTCGAAAGTTTCTTATGGCTGCCGTCACCTTGCAACACCCAAAAGTCTTTCTTCTTTGCGGTTAGCCCATAGTAGTTAAAGTTACACGCCCTATAAACAATACCCTTGTGGTGGTCGTTATCTGCGTAACTAAGAATAGACCTGACCTTGTGTGTTTTTCTCAACTCTTTAATTGTCTTACTCACAAACCAACTAGCTAGATTGTGTTCTACCTTCTGTACCTCTGGTTCTAGGCAGAGCCTACTCAACTCAAAGAACCCTTCTTGGTCGTTTCGCTCCAGTCCGTACATACCTTTAACTAGTTCTGGCACTGGCAACGCTGTGTATATACATACGCCGCATAGTTTGTCGCCTGTAAATAGACCATAGTTAACGCCACTCTTAAAGCCCACGCTTATATCTTTTA